GAGCGAGGACTAATGAGGCGGGGAACAACCCGTTCGCCTGTCTCCAAGATCTTTTCGTATTTAACGAAGACCTTGAGGACAGAGTCGCGGATTCCCACCCCATGCTGAAGATATTCACGCGCAGCTTGTTCATAAATACGTCGCTTACGAGAGCTATAGCACTCCGCATATTTCATCGGATGCATAGCAATGGCCGGCGACCTATTCATTAGCAATTCGCGCTTGAACTTCTTCAAGATGCTCTCTATCATACCGGCGGGTGGCACCGCCGGTGGTAGGTTGGTCTGCTTCTCATAGAAGACCCGCTCCATAAGAGCGGCCATGAGATTGCTGAGACTTTTTGTGTGGACCAGTACCTGCTTTGGCCCCATGAGACCATCAAGCTGCCAGTACGTGCTCCGGGGACTTTTCTCATCCACAGGCATGACTCGGACGTCCTTGTGGCTTAGGATGGTCACGCACTCATCCTGAAGCCGGACACATGCCCGGATTAAAAATCCCGCTTGCACAGGCGTGAGTAGCGCCTGGCAAGATCGAGGTCCGCTCCACTGAAGTGCTCATACTTTGAGCGCAGGAACCAGAAGAGTTGTGGGATAATTGTTAGAGATGCAGCATGCTGCACCTCTAGCGCCTGGATAGACGCCAGCTCATAACAGGTTGGAGTGAACACCAACGTAACTGTTAGCTCCATGAGCCGACCCCACTGAGACGTGCGAACATGTCTCTCCTGGAAGATGGCAGCAATCCTGCGGCGAACCACAAGATTGTTACCTTCAGTGAAGGCAAGGGCGGGTCCGCCCTTGCTAGAACGTATGGTGCGTGCAATCCATCTGCAGAAGTGAGTTGCCCTCTGCTTATAGGGAGTGGACGCCCATTTGAGTTGCTCCGTGGTCCAGGGTTTTGGTGGTGGGGAAACTGTTGTTGCCGGTTCTGGCGGCGAGGGCTTTTTGCCCTTCCCCTTCTTCGAGTCCTTCTGGCGGCGCTTCTTGCCCTTCGATACTGGTTTGGCCGGTACCGGAGGGGGCGGAGCGATTGCAGGAGTCTCGGGAGGGGTTGGTACCTCAATGTGTTCAGACATTGGGTCAACAGTCCCTGGTGGGAGCATGTCCTCCAGCGTCTCCACTTCATCGTTGCGCCGTTCTAACGCCTCGATGTAAGTGAAGTGCTTCCACGCTAAGAACCACTTTGTTGTGGGATAAGATGCAATAGTAATCAGCATCATAAGGATTACTATTGGCAATCCCAACAACTGCACCATAGAGAGGATCCACGTTATCTTCTCGGGGATGAACAAGAGGACGTGAGACACTGGTGGCAACGGGATGCCGAGAATAGCGGCATAGAGCAGGTTGTTGCACCAGAACAGCACATCCAACAAGTTATCCGCGAAAAG